CTCAAGGATTATACTGCAGGTATCAAGACTTGCATCTGGTATCAAAGAAAGAGCGGGGACGTCACTACGTTCATTGGAAACACTGTGATCATTGCTGCATGTTTGGCTTCGATGCTTCCGATGGAAAAAATAATCAAGGGAGCCTTTTGCGGTGACGATAGTTTGCTGTACTTCCCAAAGGGTTGTGAGTTTCCGGATGTACAACATTCCGCGAATCTTATGTGGAACTTTGAGGCAAAACTGTTTAAAAAACAGTATGGATACTTTTGCGGAAGGTATGTGATACATCACGATAGAGGATGCATTGTGTATTACGATCCCCTGAAGCTGATCTCGAAACTCGGTGCTAAACACATCAAGGATTGGGAACACTTGGAGGAGTTCAGAAGGTCTCTTTGTGATGTTGCTGTTTCGTTGAACAATTGTGCGTATTACACACAGTTGGACGACGCTGTATGGGAGGTTCATAAGACCGCCCCTCCAGGTTCGTTTGTTTATAAAAGTCTGGTAAAGTATTTGTCTGATAAAGTTCTTTTTAGAAGTTTGTTTATAGATGGCTCTAGTTGTTAAAGGGAAAGTGAACATCAATGAGTTTATTGATTTGACAAAAACGGAGAAACTTTTACCGTCGATGTTTACTCCGGTTAAAAGTGTGATGTGTTCAAAAGTCGACAAAATAATGGTGCGTGAAAATGAATCATTGTCTGAGGTCGACCTTCTCAAAGGTGTGAAGCTCATTGAAGGTGGATATGTTTGTCTGGCTGGTCTGGTAGTTACTGGTGAGTGGAATTTGCCCGACAATTGTAGAGGTGGTGTGAGCGTCTGTTTAGTGGACAAGAGGATGGAAAGGGCTGATGAAGCAACACTTGGATCCTACTATACAGCAGCAGCAAAGAAGAGATTTCAATTCAAGGTTGTCCCTAACTATGCAATTACCACACAGGACGCTATGAAGAATGTCTGGCAGGTCTTAGTCAATATCAAAAATGTTAGGATGTCTGCGGGTTTTTGTCCGCTTTCTTTGGAGTTTGTGTCCGTATGTATAGTTTATAAAAATAACATAAAATTAGGTTTGAG